CAAACTCTGCGAGTTGCACTCCCGCTCGACCACTGCCGAGCGCACCCAAAGCTGCTTGCTGATCTCGTATACCTTGTTCTTGTATAGCTTTGTTACGATCAAATTCTGCAAGTGTTGCATCAATCACCTGTGATTGAAAAGGGGACATGAAATCTTGTACGTCCTGTTGAAAAGCTTGTGCTCCTACACCTACTCCACCTAATGCTGTGCCTGCAGCGGTCCCTGCAGTCTGGGCCTGTTGTAAGAAAGGTGCAAAAGATCCTACACCCTGAGTTGCTAATTGTTGTGCCTGTTGTTGTAAAGCGTCTTGCTGTGCTACCTGTGGTGCAAGTCCTGCTAGACTCTGTTGTCTTGTTGTAAATTCTCTAGCTGCCTGTTGTCTGGCTGCAAAATCATCTGCAGTTTCTCCTGGTTGTTGTGATATACCAGCTATACCTGTTGATACTACGGGTACACCTGTTTGTGCTACTACCTGTTTTGCTAGATCTTTTCCTAGATCTTCGACAAATTGTGCGGGTAAAGTTCTTGTAGTTTGTACAGCCATTATAATACTTCCTCTAATCTTTGTGATGTTTGAAACATTTTACGTGCGCCTTCTAAGCCTTGCGATTCTTCTGATACGTCACCCCCGGCTTCGAGGTTCTTCATCATGTTATACATAACTTCTGCGCCTTTGTCCACATCTCCGTCGCCTGCATTTCTAACAGCATCTGCCGTAAATACAAACTCATTCTTCGATAACCTCGCAGGGACATCATCTGCTTTTTCCATACGTCCTATTGGCACAAAACCACCTTCAGCTCTTAAATCCATCTCTTTACCACCCATATCTAATAGTGGCATAGTCTTCTTGGCTACTGGTTCTTTCATAGAACCACCCTCAGCTACAAATCTTCTTGCTCTGAAATCTTGTGCAGTTCCAGCGTTTAGAATAGATCGTCTAGCTGCCTCTATATCTATACCCTCACCTCTTGATAATTCCTGTGCCTCTTCCTCCTGCTCTGGTGTTAATAATCCTGCCAGTGCTGATGCTCCTGCTATAGCCGCTGTTACACCACCACCTGGAATAAAATCTAAAAGTCCTTTAGTCTTGCCTAAACCTTTAGATGGAGGTAAAGCACTACCAAATAATTTAGCTTTAGCTGCAATAGCAGCATTTCCAATACCGCCAAAACCAAACATGCCTGGTGCAAATCCACCAAAACTAGCTCTACCAAATATACCTCCTAAACTTGTCCCAGGTATTCCAAATCCAGCTGCACCTATTAATGCAGCTTTACCTATCGGTGACTTTGCGATCTTCTTGACTGTTCTTGTAACTTTCTTAACAAGTTTACCCAGACCATACATCTGTCTTGCTGATTCGAAATCATACTCGCCACCTATCGGTCCACCATCAGCTCTAAATCTTAAAAATCTATCATCAAATAATTTTTCTTCTGTGCTATCCCCCTCAGCTACTTGTTCCGTTTCTCCTGATTTTCTAGCTACGGCTGCTAGATACTCTGCCTCACTACTATAACCTAGTTGTGCCCAAAGCGGGATATCTCCACCTCTGTCCATACCACTAAAATCAACTGGTTTTGGAGATGAAAATCCAAAAGGGCTTGGTGAAAATAAATTTAATGCTCCTTTTGCTAAACCTCCGATTATACCTCCACTAAAAGGCACCTTACTAAATAGTCTATCTCCAATAGGGGTAACAGCATTTCTTGCATCTCTCATAAAATTTCTATTTGCACTACTTGTTAATGCAACTTCATCTACAGGATTTGTTGGTCTTACAGATTTAAATTGTGCCATTGGATCTCTACCATCACGGTTTCCACTCCCACCTGTATTTTGATTTCCTTTAGATGATCCTCCATATTCTCTACCAGAAACATCACCTTCATCAGAACCTATTCTAAATCCGATACGTCCACCTTTTGCTAATAGTTGTTTTGCGATTTGAGTTCTAGTTATGGCCATCTATCTATCTTATTTTGTTTTTCCAAATAAATCAAGGCTAGGCATCACCACGGTAACATCTCTTCTGATATCATCGGGAGATATGCCCTTTGCTTTCCACTCAGCATCATCCTTGTATTCTTCGCCTGTTTTCTTGTTAGTTATCTTTTCTATTATCTTTTCTGGTTTCATTTCTTGCATTATGTTGTTACCTCTCGCGGCTGTATTTCTAATATTGAAGCTATGACGTGCAGCTCGTTCGCGTCAGAAGCTTGTACCTTTAATATCTCACTCTCCTCCATTACAAGAGGATTGGTTAAAAGTTCTGTTGTGGTAATTGTTGCTATAGTCTTTGTTTTAAATAGACTAAATATATTACCACTGGCATCTACTAGAGTAACATCTATATTACAACCCGATCCCGCATCATTAGAAACCAATATGGATTTTACCACAGATGTTTTTGCAGTTGGCACTGTATATAGAGTGGTTAAATCTGTTGTGGTTAGATCTACTTTTTTATTTATAAAACTATTTGCCATTAATTTAAAAAGAAGTTTTGAGCTTCTACCTCGTCTTTTAGTTCTTGTTGATATGTAGTATTTAATTTTATTATAATACCATCTAGATCTCTAGTCTGAGCCTCTGCAACTGTGTAATCATATTCTTGCGAGGGTCTTGTTAATACCTGTACTATCTTTGCCATTATCTACGTCCATCTGGTTGTATGTCTAATCTAAAAGTTCCTAATTTCCAACTCTGACTAACTGCCGTGTTTTCTACTTTCAATGCAACAGACCTTGCTCTTGCACGAGTGTCTATTTTTAAAGTGCTTGAGGTTATATCAAAAGGGCCTAGTGATGAGCTTGAAGCTGTCTCATTAGGAAAATTTCTTAGTTCTAAAGTTATTCTTGTTGTTCCAGTTTGAGATATAAAATCAGGTATAAATCTTCTTATCTTCATTATAAACTCACCATCTCCTCTAAGATCTGCAGCCCCTGTAGTTTGACCTAGAGCAGTTGTTCTCTGACTTATATCAAAATCTCCTGATGTTATATTTGCAGTTATAGCAGTTATAGTTCCGTTTTTATTTTGATCTGTGCCTGTCTCATGTTCATAATATGCAGTTCTACCCTCTGTATTTCCAACCACATCAAAAGACGTATCTGTTGATGCATCGTATTCTAATGCATGTGGTGTTCCAAAGACAGCAGAATCTTGCCACATTGTTCTAGCAAGTGAACCCACTGTCCATACGGGTCTTTGTGGTGAAGAGTCAAAATAGTTGTATGCAACCATTCTGTTTACAACAGATGATGTTGAACTAGGGTAGAACCACATAACCTCACCAAACAAATTATTTAATCCTGCTGACACCATCTGGTTACCAGAATTTAAATTTATATCATTATATACAAAGTCCTCTACCAAACATGGCAATGATTCTAATCTACCAGCATATCTAAAGAAACCATTCTCTGACATCCAGTAAGCAGCACCATCAACTTCAACACATGCGTTCTGACCTGCTAGTCCACAGTTGGTCCCAACCTGTGAGAATGCAAACGTAAATGGTTGACCAACAAAACGTTGTGTGAACAGAGCTGTGTCAGTCCAAACATAGATTGCATCTCTACCTCTTATTGCTCCTCTGATCTGTGATCCGTCGGCCAGTCTCTGTGTACCAGCTGTATTGGTTGCTGTTGGTGCATAAACATTAATATCCTCTTGGTCAGAGAATCTAATAAACATATCGTCTTGGGTTGCTTTATTTCCAATGGTTGTCTCTGTTCCAAAAAATACTAAGTGTCTATCAGGTGTTGATACAACCATATGTCTAGATGCAGTTGGTGCACCAGATATAATCGTGCATCTTGTTTCTGTTGCATTCGATAAACTAGAGTCCCATTCAAATACTTCACCATCATGAATTAGACAGATTGCTTTATCTCCAAAATTATCCAGTGACCACATTCCAGGTTCAAGAACTAAGTCACCAGATGCAGCCTCACCCCATGCAACAAAGTCTGTAGTGTTGGTTACTGTTGCACCATCACTGTGTGCAGCTCTTGTCGTTCCCCTAACCGCTCTTGTGATACCGGTTAAAGTAGTACCACCTGTAACTCCGGTATAAGATATTTCTTCTGTTCCGACTTTTATAAAATTAGTTCCGGTGCTAGGAAACTGTGTAGCATCTGCCAAAACAATTGAGGTTCCAGATCCACCTGTTCCAAATGCATTGTCACCCAATGCTCCGTTTAAAGTTGTGGTTACTGCGTTAGATGCCTCTCCGCCCCAAGATCCTAGACCCCAACCAAAACCTTTTTCCTGAACAGCAGATCCAACAGGAAAATAATGTTGCACTCTAATACCACCAGATGTTGTTGCACCAGATCCTGATTCATTTGACGGCATTGTAATTGTAAGTGTGTTTGTTGTGGGGACAGTTGTAACCATAAATTTTTTATTATCAAAATCAGAGGCACCAAAATTAGAATTAGTTATTGCAGTAAAATTATCTAATAAAATAATATCTTGCGGATTTATACCATGAGATCCACTAAAAGTTATTGTAACAGTCGGTGATCCGTTGGTCGTGGTAAATGCATTGGTAAGCGTTGTTGTAGATTTAATAGGATGTATGTCATAAAACACACCACCAGAGAAAGCATATAAAATCCTGTTTGTGCCAATAATAGCATATCTTCTACCTAAACTGTTAACAAAATGATGTAGGCCACGTCCTGCCCCTGTTAGCTCATTCTCATTAACGTTACCTAATTGGTTCCACCCACCTATTTTTTCAGGTGTACCGTACCTAAATCTTACATTATCACAATCTACCCACTGACCCTCTGCTCCTGTGGGTGTGATTTGTTTGTTGATTCCTGGCTGAAAACCTATTTTTTGTAGCATAGTGGCCCACTATATTAGCTTTTTTAATATTTTGGTAGTATTATATTACAGTCTGGTCTAGATATCAAACTCTCTAGTATCACCAAACCCAAGATATGTAAGTATATCTTTTGCCTTTTTTAACAGGCTCTACTTTGTGTGGATAAAGAAAATTAGAGGGAAACATTAATAATTCTCCTTTTTTTAATTCTACAACTGTGTCTCCAAAAAGCACAAACTCTCCACCAGTGTAATCATCATTTAAAGCACCCAGACAACTTAATATGGGCACTCCTTTTCGTTTACCATCAAATATAGTGTGAGTATGATCACAATGCAAAGCCATTTTTTTTGTTTTAGTATATCTATTAA